GCAGTACTGATGGTATCAATTACCTTTCCTGATATTCTTTCTACTCTTGCCGAAGCATCACTTCCTTCAGTATCAGTATTATCAAATACTAATCTATCCTTAACTTTATATGCAGTACCACCTGTTAAAATTCCTATATTTTCAACTGTTCCAAAAGATGTTCCTTTAATTTCAACAGTTTGTTCTTTAACATCATTGGAATTAAACATATAATCATAACCACTCCGAGCATCATTAGTATGATAAGGTAGAGTATTTCTAAACCACTCGGTAGATTGAATATTATATGTTGTTTGATTAGAATCTAATCCAAAATTAAAGATATTAGGCTTAGATCTATAAGTAGGACCTATCAAGTAAGGAAAAGCTGGCTTTTTATAATTTGTAAAAGGTCCTACAGATTCTATAGTAGTAGTGTTTAAAGTAGCAAAATAAGCATAAATTCCCTTAGGATAATCTGGAGTAATACCATATCTTCCATTGTGCTTATCTAAATCTCCTCTTTCTGTAAAAGTATAATCCTCAACGAAGAATCCACCTTTGTAAGTAGAAATAGGTGGCCTGTTAGTTTCATCTACTTGCAATTCATATCCTGAACTGAGTTGCCTTATAGTTCCACCATCAGGATCAGAATATCCATAAGGACCATAAATTGGATTTCCATCATATGCCCATCCTAAAATAGGAGAGTGGAATTTGCTAGCAGATTCAGTGCCATCTTCTATTTGTAAATCTGGAATACCATAATAAGTATTATCTTCAGATTCCCCAGAAAGAACATAAGTAGATTCTCTTAAAGGTCTTGGTGCATAGATGTGTCCATATTCTAAGGATTGTCCGTGTATATTCTCTTCTATAACCCCATCATCATCTTTAAGGATTTCATAATTTCTTTCAAATAAATTAATATTCCAAGTACGAAGAGTAGTATCTGCTACAGCATCTAAACCTGCTTTAGTAACAGTAATAAATGTTTTATCAGTGGTAAATCCAACTCCTCCACTTATAACCTTCACTTCCACCAATTGTCCGTTATTAACTATTGGAGTAAGTTTTGCATATTTTCCATCCCCAGTAAGAGTTAAATTAGGTGGAGAATTATAATTACTTCCCCCTGCATTAATTAAAACTTGAGTAATCTGCCCATTATTAATAATTGGGGTTACTAAAGCTCCATCTCCACTATAAAAAGTGATATCTGGTTGTCTATTGAAATCGATTACTTCAGAAGCACCATATCCAACTCCTGCGGTTGTTAAATCTACAGAATCAAGAGATCCTCTAAAAATAGGCTGAACTTTAGCTGAAAAATCTTGCCCAGAAGAAGTACCAACTCCTACTTTACCATTAATGCTAACTGAAATAGGTTGGTAATTAAAACTACCATCTCCAGTAGAAGTAATAGTAACAGGAATATCATTATTATAATAATATTGAGTTGCTGTGTTACTTGTTCCTACCAAATTTAAGTAGAAAGTATTATCATTAACCTTTCTAACATAATAATTCTCACTAGTAGAGAGTCCTGTAATTCCGGTAGTACCTTCAGTATATTGAATAATCTCACCAGTAGAATATCCATGATTAGAAATAGTAAATTGATGTAATGCAGTACTTACCCCAGCACTCGTAATTTGTCTTTTCTTATTCTTATATCCTTGTCCTGGATTAGTGACTACAACGTTAGTTATTATCCTCTTTCTAGTAGTAGAAGTAATAAGTTGAGTTCCAGATCCATAATTTGTTAATTCTACAGTATTAATACCTGCAATCGAATCTTCTTCTTTATTATAAAGTTTAATTCTAAAATTATCTAATATTCCAACATAATAAAATGCATCTGTTGCCAATCCAACAACGTAATTAGATCCTTGAGGATCATACTGGACTCTTTCATTTTGAGCAAACTTATGGAAAGTAGAGAAACCTATAGAATTATCACCACTCCATGGAGAAGGACTTAAACTAATAGAAGAAGTAATTCCATTATTAGATGCATCTCTTTCTGCATTAAATTCTACGCTATGAATAATAGGTGTGAGATTAACTTCAGCAGCAGCATCCTCTACAGGATTTCCTCCAGTAATTGCCACAATAGGAGTTCCGATATAATCAAAACCCTTATCCAATATTTCAATTCTTTCTAATTGACCTTCTACTGCACAAATACCAGTTGCTGCTGTCCCTACAACATCTTGAATAACTAAAGAAGGTGGGTTAATGATGTCATAACCTTTTCCTCCATTAGTAATGTTAATTGATTGAATATCTCCATAATATATAAAATCTTGTGATTTATAATTAAGAACTTCAACTCCATTAATCAATACTCCAGTATATCCAGGATCCGTCTCATAATTACCACTCTTATGATCTGGAGATTTAATTTCTCTAAAAATCTGCTGAGCTTCTAATATTTTTTTGTAATAATCAAAATAAATGAACTTATTATCAGTTACTGTTCCAGCTAAAGTAAGATAATCTGTTTCAAAAATATCAGCTCTACTATTAGAGAGTTTAATATTCTGAGCATCTATTCTTTTTACATAGTAAACACCTTCTTTTATATCATCAAAAGCACTTGGAGTAGTTGTTTCATATGAAATACCTTCAGGAGTAGTTACGGTTGCTCTTATAACTCCTGGTTGATAATAAACGGCATCCCCAGTATAAAAACCATGATCAACTCCAACTTCAGTTAATTTAATAGTCTGATTATCACTTGAAGAAGAAGAACCACTAAAAGTAATTACCTTATCATAAGGATTAGTAGGAAGATTAGGATAATTGGGAATTGAATTAGATGCTACTAATACATCTCCACCAAAAGTAGCATAAGTATTTTGAATATTAGCAAAGAAATCTTGAAGCTGAGGATATCTAGAAGAATTGCCTTTCAGAATATTATTTTTAATAGTAAAGACTTTGGATTCTGCTATAAGACCACTTAATCTTACAACAAACTTAGTAGGAGAAATAATTCTAGAAACAGTACCTACCGTAGGAATTTTATCTTGATCTATTAACGAAACACTATATCCAGGTTGTAAAAATTGTGTATCATAAGTTGTAATTTCATAACTTCTTTCACTTACGTCTATGAGTTCTATAAATTCTACATCCCATGTAGTTTTTACATTAAACTTCCAACCCCTGGAAGGTTCAATTTTAGACTCTAAACCTAAAGATTTAATTCTTATAGTGTCATCTTTATTGTAAAAATAAGTATGATCTGGAATATCAACTTCCTTTAACGTAGAAGTAATACGAACTTGAACTGAAGATCCTGCTCCTACCTTAACATAAGAATTATCATCAGACCTAATATCAGTAATTTCTGGAATAATAGCATTTACCCCAGTAACATCTAAAAACTGGTTACTATTTTTTCCTGTATATGCCATAGCAACGGCATCACCATCAGCATCATAAGATACCAATAACCCACTTTCAGGAAATCCTATAGTAGAATCTACATCTATAAATGTAGCACCTATTGCTACTGCATTCAATACTTGTGTTTTTGAGTTTGGTTTAAATTCGCCAAAAACACTACCTTTATCTGAAATGTCCCTTTTATATCCAGAATCTACACTAATTTGATAAAAATCCCCTTCCGCATAGTAAATTTTTTCAACATTAGTAACAGTTCCTCTAGAATTAGTAGAATCTTGATATAATGTTCTATTTTTTAAAGTAAGAGGGTCTCCTTGGACTTTTTCTACTACTAAATCTTGAGTAACTTGATAATCTGCATCAGAAGGCCTTAATAAAAACTTACTCGGCTTAATAACTTCTACTTCTTCACCATATAAAGCTCTAAAAAGTATCTTAAAAGACTCTTCGGTACCTTTAGACTTGTAAAAAGTGTCCGCACCAAATACAAAATTTCTCTGATTTAACCCGGAATATAAATTTCTCTCTGTAAACCCTGGAACAAACTGTTTTTTAAGTTTTTTGAAGAATTGTTGCAGAAAAAGTATGTTTAAATTCTCAATTGTAGCACCTTTTGTGTGCTTATCTATGGCAGATTGAGTAAATACTAGCTCATCTGGGGTATTCGGTGAAATATAGGACGTAATGCCACTGAAACCCCTTGTACACCCCTCAAAAGAGGTGTCTGTCTTGTAGTCGTATTCAATAATTTCCTGATCAATTTTGATAATACCATGAAAATCAGGAAATCCATCAGTAAAATTCCCTTCGACAGCAGCTGAAATGCTAGTATCGGTGTAATTTATGTCTTTTTCTAAAACGGTAGAAGATTTTAAGTTATATAACTCATCAACTTTGACATATTTGTCAATATTTTGAACTAAATCAAAAGTTCCTCCTTGAAATTCTTGAGAAATATAATATTCCTCCAGAAAATCCACCAAAAGTGGAAATTCTTCTCTCACATACCGTGGAAGTTGACTTTCGACGATATCTTGGAATTTAACTCTATCTACTGCCATCTAACTATGTTATCGTATGAGAGAACCGTTGGAGTAACTAGAAGTTACTGTATAATTACTACCAGAAATATCATCTCCAGAAGCAATATTATCTGCCACCATAGTAACAGTTGTATTACGAGTATCTAATTGCAAGTAAAGGTCTTGCAAGCCAATAACATCATTTGAATAAGGAGTCACTGATATTTCTATAAGAGGTGTCCCTCTATTTACCACAGTATTAATGACCTTCATTGGATTCATCTTAATTTCACCTTTTTTATAATCAATAATTCCAATATTATTTTTTACAACTACAGCTTCTGTAGGTGAATTTAATTTAAAGAGGAATATTGAACCAGTATTCATATGGGAAGCAGGAAGATCTCCCAAATATACAATTCCACTGATTCCACTTACAGTAAATCCAGAAGATTTAATATTATATCCTTCTTCACTGGCAATATGGAATCTATTTCCAAAACAAATTTCATATTCAGCGAAAATATTCATTTCTGGTTGCAAATCCCTTCTCATATTAATTGTAGTAATATTAGAAGTTACTGCTTCATTACTATCATCAATGACTTTAAGATATTTACTGTATTTGAATCTAGCCCCAAATTTATTTAATTGAATTGAATTGGCATAGTTAACAATATTTCCATAGATAAGATCTTTAACGAAATTAGCAGAAGGAGCTAAATTTGTATTATAATAAGCAGTAGTATTAGTTTCCAAATACAAATACTTCAAATCTACTATTGTAGGAACAATTCCAGCAACAGAATACTTTTTAAGTTCGCTTTGAATATTTTCTTTAATTGCAGATGAAAGGTAGACACCCTCTGTTGGTTTAACACTGATGTATACTTTTCCATATTGAGGAGGTGTCAAATCTTCGCCACCATAAGCAGATACTGATTCTGACTCAGGATAGATGGTAGGAATCAATGCTTCATAATCTGCTGCAGTTACAGCACGGTTTTGAGAAGAATAAATTTGAGTTGCATATTTTTTAACAGAATCAAGATCTTCAATAGAATTTCCTCCACGTGAAGAGGTAACTGTAGTAACTAAAGAAACTCCAGAAGTAATTGAATTGTTATTATTATCCTTTAAGGATCCAGCAAAAGTAAATTGAGAAACACCATTTGCATCAGCACCACTACAAGTGATATAATTTGCTGTTACGTAATTGGGTTCTTGTAATTTTTCACCAAATATTCCATCGCCAAATAGAAGTTCATATCTTTCTCCTTCTATTTCTTGAAGAAAATAAATGGAGGAAGTAGGAGTTATTTTAAATAGACTGCTAGATTGCTCATATTTTCTTTCAACAGTAGATGCTTGAGAATCTTTTACAACTACAGTAATTAAAGAAGTGTCAATTCCACTATTGGTTAATAAGAATCTTTGATTTGGATTTCTAGAACTGACAGTAAAGTTTTGAGTGATATAAGTTCCTTCATGAATTTCTATATTTTCAAATGTTGCTATGCCATCAGAATCAACATTAACTGTTATATCTGAAGGAATAGAGAAAATATAACTCTTTGGACCAAAGGTGTCTTTACTTATAAACCCAATACCTGCCTTCAAAGTCAAAGTAACTGCAGTAGAAGCAGAAACGTCCACACTAAAGGTAACATTAGCAACAGATGATCTTCTAGATCTAGGAACATAACCAATATTCCTTGCAAGAGAAACTACATTCTCCCTTAAGGTAGCACTATCAATAAACACTTCATTTGTTACCATGTTGGCATTATATGAAGTGATGTAAGTATTGTATGCTAAAGTGTTTAAAATAGTAGATAAGTTTGATCCTTCAAAATCATAATCAGTGAAATTAGAATTCGCTTTCAAATAGTCCTTAATGGACGTTTTAATCTGATCAAAATCTACGTTACTAAAATTGACTAAAGGCATTACTTATTACCTAGTGGGTTCTAATACAAAATTAAGTTGTTGTTCAGGTACATCAATGCCAACAATAAAATATTTAAGAATTACATTAAAAGATAATCCATCATCACTTGCATCTACGAGAACATCATTTAAATTTACTCTAGGTTCAAATTCTTCAATAGTATTTTCAATTTGAGAACGAATAGCAGATGCAGTAAGATTATCTACATTATCAAATAAAAGACTTGAAACTCTAGATCCTAAAGCAGGATTAAAAGGAACATCACCCAATTCCGTAAAAATTAAATTTCTAACTGAACGTGCAATAGCATTTTCATTAGTAATCGAAATTAAATCATAATTCAGAGGACTAATCTGAAACGTAGCGCTTATATCCTTGAAAGCTTTACTGATCCTTTCAACCGGCATTTAAAATTGTTACAACAATTATCGTTTATTTATGACGTTAATACTCAGCTAAAGGAACAGGATCGCTCACATATAGTACCTCCTCCTCAGATTCATAAAGATCAGTCCCTTTTGACTTCTTTTTAGGAGTTAAATTATCATTAGAGATCTCTCTTAGCATTACGCTCTCTTCTGGTTCTAAGTTGCCGTGCATTTTACTTTCCATGGTTATACCTATTTAATCGAGATACTCCGGGTTCGAGATGGTTGGCACTCGAGAAAAAAGGGAGTTTTACCTCCCTTGACCTCTATATCTCTTTTTTGCATTATTCCTACTAGTGGAAGCATGTTTAGAATGCTTTCCATTTCCTTGCCTTGTTTTCTTAGGGATAGTCTCCACATAAGAAGTTCCCATCAAAGATTTTTTAATTTTAGCCATTAAAGTAATTTTACCTTATCATAAAGTTCAATAATTTCTTTACTAGGATCAACAACCTTTCCTAATAAATCTCTTAATGCTACTACCTGTTCGGCAGTAAGAGTAAGACCTCTATTAGTAGTATAGGTTTCAATAGGTGGTCTATAATTAGTACCTATTGCTGGATATGGATCTTTTTTAGCCATTAGATTACCCTCATCTTTTCATGTCCTACTCTAATTCTTGGATCGCACCAGATATCCCAACCAGCATCCATGGCATCTAAACAGAAACTAACATCTTCTCCACACATATCTTGAACTGCACCAGATTCAAAGACTTGCATCTTAGGAGCAAACCAAGGATACTTCATATCCTCATGTTCAAAGACACCATGCTTAATCATGACCCAACCAAATCCAGTATAGTCAACAGTAAAAGGCTTATTCCTCTTAGTAATAGACTCTACCATCTCATGGTTCATCACACCACCATTGTTTCTAAAGTCGTCTTCATCTAGCCAGTGTGCAACTGAGGTAGTCTTGCCATCTTCAGTAGAATACCAACCTGCAGCAATTGCACGATCATTCTCCTCATTTACACTACCATCTTCATTAACTGCATTAGCAGGTAATGCTAGATCACATAGTTGCCAAAACTTCTCACTATTAAAAACAATATCACTATCAATCCATAGTTGATAATCGTACTTAAGTTTACCATCCCAAGGAATTTGATCTGGTCCTCTTAATACATTTGCACCTAAGCACTTACAACGTGCAAAGTTAACCATAGAAGAATAATCTTGACTAATCTGAATACTCATCTGGTTTTGAACCATATCAAAACACAGTTGAACAAAAGATTTCAAAAATTGGTAAGAGACTCCTCTACCTGGTAAGCAAAAAACAATTGCTTTACCACGCATTCTTTGTTTAATAGCATCATAATCCCAATCCGCTTCTGCTTTCTTAGTCTTAGGTTTTGATGCTTTCACCGTAAAACCTTTAGCCATAAAAATAGTTCCTCATTTCATTTATATTATATCAGTGTATTTAGAAGAAGTCAACCTATTGACTTAGGTGTTTAAACCCTACCTTAGTCATTCCTTCATGCCATACTCTTAACCCATAAAGAGCCCATTGTCCATAATTTACACCAGATGGAAATTGTGTGTAATGTTCTATACTTTTAACGCCATTTAAGTACTCATCAAATAAAGGATCTTTAAATTTACTAATTCTTTTAGCATGTCTCCAAAAACGAGTATCATACTTAGATCCAAAGTGATAATGCCATAATACAAAATTATTAATCTGTGTTATATAAGTTCTTATATCTTTTATTGCATTTTCCATAACATATCTCTTAGTAATAAGAATATCAAATAAAATTCTATTCCAAGTAAGATAGGTATAAGTAGAAGATGATTCTAATGGATCTAAAAAGAATAATCTATTACCATTTAAAATTATCCTTCCATCAATAACAGGTTTCTTAGCCACATAATTTCTATAATTAAGATGTTTAGTTATATCAACATCAAACATCTCTAAAAAATTATTCTCTGCATCCTTCTTAGAACTTATTCTACTATTATAACAATATCCTACACAATAATCATGGGAAGGTGAATTAGTACGAGTAGGTATTACAAAAGTCCATCCATGTGGAGTTGCTACATGTCTACTATAAGAAGCTAAAGTAGTATCCCATTTAGGTCGACCTAATATACATGCATTAGTAGGATTCTTTAATTCCTCATAATTAGAAAAATCA